TATTCCCACTACTCCTTAATTCACAAATTAAAATTATAGATGTTGGTGATGGATGGAAATCCAAAGTTCTAGCAGCTATAAAAGTTGTACAAAAATACGATATACACAAGTATAATGTTTTAATGTATGAATGCAAACAAATTGATTTTGGTTTATTTCCATTTGCTACAAGTGATGGTAACTCTTTAATTGTACTTCCAGTAGAAGTAATGGATAGAGGTTGTATAAACGATATTGCTGCCTGCTTAGTACACGAATCGCTTCATATGCAACTTTTTAAAGCAGGAAATAAATTAGATGAAGATTATGAAGAAGCATTGTGTTATAAATGGGAATTAGACTTTTTACAACGTATTCCAAATGTTGAAAAGTGGTTAATATCAAACGCCCAGTACCAAATTGGAGTTTACTCTGTAAGATAATATATTTATACAAAACACAGCTATGAAAAAATGGACATCCGTTAGAGCGGTATATCTCTTAATGTCGTTAGTACTATGCACTTCAATCTTAATGCAAAATTGGTGGATTGTTGCTTTTGTAGCATCCATGTTGCAGCTTGGAGTATGGACAAAATTCTGTCCATCAAAGTGGTTATTTGAAAAATTAGGATTAGAAAAAAGTAAGCTTTAATGTCTAAGGCATTGGATGGTATATCTCTAAAATCTAAAATTGCGTTACTAATTGCAGGTTTTATTATGTTTGTGTTTTTTGGAGTACAAACTTGTGTAGCGTTTGGATGGTGTAGTCCGAGCTATAAACTAGCTTTATTTGGCTATTACTGCGTTATTGCTTTTATGCCACCTTTTTTTATGGTTGTATTTGAGTTTCTTAAAAAGAAAGAAGAGGTAGCTGTGGAGTTGAGTAAAAAGAATATATTTCTTGAGCATGCTGCTAAGATTATTAGACATGATATGCATTCTGGAATTAATACCTACATTCCTCGAGGAGTATCTTCCCTACAAAGACGTTTAAATGAAAAGGTAATTGAAGAGTTAAAAATACAAGCTCCACTAAAACTTATTCAAGACGGGGTTCGGCATGCTCAAAAAGTTTATGCTGGAGTTTATGAGTTTACAAATTTGGTAAAGCAAGGAGCTACCTTAGCTAAAAAAGAATGCAATGTTCGTGATGCTTTAAAAGATTATTTAGATTTAACATCTTATAAGGATCAGGTTGTTTTAAACGAAAATCTACCTACTCTAACAATAAATGAGCCTTTATTTTGTACTGCTATTGATAATTTAATTCGTAATGGATTGAAGTACAATGACAGTAAAACCAAAGTAGTTAAAGTATATTTAGAGGAAGACTTTATTATTGTAGAAGACAATGGTAGGGGTATGAGTCAAGAAGATTTTGTAGAGCTTTCTAAGCCATATGTGCGAAAAGAGGGACAGCAGGAGGGTGGTTCAGGATTGGGTCTTAATATCTGTACAGCTATTCTAGATGAACATAAGTTTAGCATTACTGCCGAAAAGAAGGTTGGTAATCAAGAAACCTTTGAAGCTGACTTAGTTCGTATGGATGAAATGGTTGCATGGAGTCCGACATCCTACATCTATAATCGAAGCAATATTGAAAAGATTGCTAAAGAGCATAATTATAAGGGAAAGGTTATATCAAGGCTATCTACAGTTGGTAGGACTAAAGCTGTGATATTTTTCCAACCGACAGATGCCCCTATTTGTAAAGGAACTAAACTAAAAATAAAAATAAAATGATTGACTCTATTCTACTCGTTGACGATGAAAACTTATTTCATCTTGTATTTGAAGACGCTTGTAGCCTTCTTGACATTACACTGTCATTAAAAAGTGTTAGCTCTACAGAAGAGGCTGAAAAGATATTCTTAGAACGTTTTAGAAAAAAAGACACTCGTCCAGAGTGTGTGTTTGTTGATCTAAATATTGTTGGATCTAAGTACGATGGTATTGAAATGATCCGTAAGATTAATTTTGAATACGGAAATGGATGCGTGGTAGGTATAATATCTTCTAGTTCAGATGAGAATGAGCAAGCTAAAGCAATTAAAGCTGGTGCCCAGTTTTGGATTGTAAAATCTGACGATATCGAGCCTCGATTAGAGGATTTTAAAAAAGATTTTGAAGGATATAAAAGTAGAACAGCACCATTCAAGGTGTATAAGTAATGATCAAGTTTGGTTCCAATACACGCAAGCAGTTACTTCAATTAGCAGAGGAGTCTCAGGTATGTCTTGAAGGCAACATTCTAAAGATTGTTGATTCTGAGGGTGATCAGGATTTTGAAATCTATTTGCGTGATTGTATAGAAAAAGACAAACAAAATAGAAAAAGACGACTAGAGATTACAAAACAAATTCAGAGTAAAAATAAAGAATTAGAAATAGCTCAAAAAGAGAATGATCGAGTAAATCGTCAACTCACAAGAGCTCTTGATGAGGCTGAAATTTCTAAGAACGAGGCGATAAAAGCAAAAGAGGTTGCCGAAGAGTTGATGATTACTAGCAAAACTAGACATCGCAACTTAATAGAAGAGGCTCAGGCTGCTCGTGTAGAAGCAGAGAAGGCCAAGGTTGAAGCAGAAAAATCTAAAGATGAAGCAATAAAGGCAAAAGAGGCTGCTTTAAATGATTTAGATGTTTTGCAAAAAAGATCACAAACAGCTTTAATTGGAAAAATAGTTAAAGTGGCTTTATGGGTGATACTTGGTGTTGGAATAATAACAACAGTTGTTTATTTAATGGCTATGTTTTCGGGTAAGAATGTAGCTGTCATAGAATCAACTTGGACCAATATCATTGGAATATTACTCACAAACTCCTTTAGTATAGTTGGAACTATAATGGGAGTAAAGTATGCATCAGAAAATAAATCAGAGTAACTGAGATATTTATACAAAACAATTAATCATGAGCTTAAACCTAGAAAAACTAAAAGGACACGTTCCGGATGCAGTTATCGCACAAATACCAGATACTGCAGCAAAATTTAACATTACAACTAATTTACGTCTTGCTCACTTTTTAGCACAGTGTGGTCATGAAAGTGGTGGATTTAAAGCAATTAACGAAAACCTAAACTATGGTGCTAAAGGATTGTTAGGTGTGTTTCCTAAATACTTTAATGCAGCCACTGCTGCCCAGTATGAAAGAAAACCTGAAATGATTGCATCTAAAGTTTATGCAAACAGGATGGGTAATGGAGATGAAGCATCAAAAGAAGGTTGGAAATTCCGTGGTCGTGGTTATATTCAATTAACCGGCAAATCCAACTATACTAACTTTACTAAATTTATAGGTGAAGATTGCGTAGCAAACCCAGACTTAGTAGCAACTAAATATCCTTTGGCTTCAGCAGCATTTTTCTTTAACTCAAATAGTCTTTGGGCTATCTGCGATAAAGGTGCAGATGATGCTACAGTAACAGCTGTAACAAAACGTGTTAATGGTGGTACTATTGGATTAGCAGATCGCATTAAGCACTTTAAAGAATTTTACGCAGCATTAGCTTAATGATATCATTAAAGCGTTTGTTATCTGAACAAGCGGTTGTACTTAAACCTATACAACCTGAAGAGTCGGACTTTGGTCCTGGCTATGATAGTTCCTATGTTAAAGGAGAAGAAAAGTATATGGAAATTTTGGTACCAGTTAACACTAAGGTTGGAGAAATTCAATACGGTGAAACTGGTCCAGAGTCTGTAGAAATAATTTCTATATACCTTAACAAAGATCATAGAGGTAAAGGATATGGACCTCAAGCTATAAACGCTTTAGTAGAAATGTTAAACCTAAAACAAATTATTGCTTTACCATCAGCAAGTAGTAAACCTTTTTGGCGTAGGATAGGATTTGGACCAATGCAAGGAGATCCAAGATACTTTATAAAACAATTCAAGTAGTATTTATAGTAAATGGCAACAATTAGTAAAACAGGGATCACCAATGGTAATACCATTTCAGCTACCCACATCACAAACATCATTGATGCTTTGGATGGAACAACAGCAAACAATTTAGTATTTGCCGGACCTGTAACTGGATCGGCACCTATTAGCGCTTCTGCTGGGTTTACTGGTTCTTTAATGGGTACTGCAAGTTTATCTATAACAGCTCAAACCGCTTCTTTCTATGGAGGAACAATACTATTTCAAAATGTTTCTAATTTGCCTTCCAGTTTAAGTGGTGGTACTAATAAAGGTGTATCTGAAGTGCAGACTTCTTTGACCTTGACTGCATACACTGCCAGCTTAGATTTAAAAAACTATCCAGGTGGATTTTTTCCTGTAAATGCTGGTGGTAATGCTGTAAGTATTCAGTTAGATGATTTGGGTGGAAGCAGTTATCTAGGCTATGAGTTTGTATTTTTTGCTTCAGACGCAACAAACGATATCACTTTTACAACAAGTTCAAACACTACAATTGTATGCTCAGGTAGCATAGCTTCTCCAAGAATTGCAGGAACTGGGATGGCTGTTGTTGCGAAATTGATTGAAAGATCAGGAGTACCATATAAATGGGCTGTTATAGGAGCAGTAAAATAGTATGGCGTCTACGAGTGTAATAGGAGTGATAGCGAGTTCGGTTAAGCGAAGTAGTGGTGGTGGAGTTAGTTATGGTACAATAACAGGGTACTATAATAGCTCTGGCGTATCAGGTCGATTTTGTGCAGATATAGGACCCAATCAGGCTGTTACTGTTTATTATTCGGGTTCAGGTACTAAAACTTTTTTAGATGCTTATAATTCAGGTTCAACTATATTTTCAGACACCGCTTTAACAACATCTGCCTCAAGTGGTATCTATGGAACCCAAAATGGTGGTTCAGGATATAAATGGTTTGATTGGCAAATAGGTAGCGGTTGGGTTAGTACAGGCACTTGCCCATAACTAAATTTGCATTTTCTCTTTTAGTTTCCTATAGTTCTTTTAATGATCAAACAAAAGTTAAAAGAAGCTGAAAAGCATCCTTATATAGGTTGGTTTCGTGAACAGCTTAAAATTACAAACACAAAAGTTCAGAAGTGGTCTGACTGGAATGATGAGATGATGTATGAAGCTTATGTTTCGTCACGCAGAGTTCATGTTCCTATTCCAATTGATAGTTTTAGTTTCTTGGTAGCCTTACATGAGATTGGTCATATAAGTACTGGTGAAAGACTCTATAGTTATCTATCTGAATATAATTCTGAAAAGTGGGCAATGCGTAGAGCAAAAGAAGTTTATAATGTAGTAGATTCTGAGTATGAAGAAGATGCTAAGCTGTATGTGCTGAAACATCTTGTGATGGATTTACTTGATACCGAATTAACCTTACCAAAAGTAAAACCCTACGTTAAGGAGTGGATAGGTTTAAATGATCAACAAATAGCTAAACACATTCTTAAGCTTAATAAAAACAAACAACTGCATTGCAAGATTAATGTAGAACACTGGAAGTCAATTGCAAATGGAAAACATATTAATACAATCACAAGAAATTCAAAAAAAGGTTTTAGACATAACAAAACAGTTCAACGCTCTATACAACGAGCAAAACGAGCAACAAGTTTTATTTGTTCCTATCTTACAAGGAGCTACAACTTTTTTTCAAGACATTTGTAGAGGTATCACCTTTAATCCTTATATTGATTACGTTGGCGTAAGTTCATATAAAGGAGAACGTCAAGGTGAATTTCATCTCTACAAAATGGTGGATCCGAGCCTTATCAGAGGACGTGTAATCTGGCTGTTTGATGACATAGCTGACTCAGGAAAAACTTTAGATTTCTTAGCACAAATGCTTATGCAATATGGCGCTAAAGAAGTTAAAACGTGCGTGTTTCTGAAAAAGTCCAAGTGTCCTTATCCAGTGGATTTACACGCCTTTGACATGGGCAATGAGTGGGTGTGGGGATACGGAATGGATGGTCCAAATGAGCGAGGACGTGCCCTACCAATGGTTTTATACAAGCCGTTGCAAGATTAAAAAATAGTTCCTATATTTATATTCATGGGGTCGTCCGGTTTTGACAGGCAGGCGAGTTCTTTGAGATGATGCAAGCAGTGCTAGCTTTGGAAGCACTTTAATATCCTAAGTACACCAATAAATAACGAAATCTCTGATTTCACTTTCGAAGACGCAATGTCTTTCGTAAGCGGTGAAGTTGCAATCGCAGCCTAACCAACGGGTGGTACCAATCCTAGGAACAGAAAGGTACAAACAATACGTTTTTGCTACTTGGGTACGTGAATCAAGTAGACTACGGGTTGCAAGTGGGAGTACAATTACAAACTTGATATTTTGTTAGTTTAGAAAAACTTACTAAGCTTGTGAACGAGTCAATTTGAATTACTGTTTGGACGAGGCTATCGTATGCCTCCGACTCCACCATATTAGTTGTGTTCTTTGATTAATTGCAGTATTGATTTAAACTCAGCTTGAGTTAGATCGTTTTTTAGATAGTTAATATACGGTGACATAAACTGTACATTATCCTTAGTATAGCCTTTATTGCTATCAATTCTATCTAAAGAAGCTTTTGCAAGTTTATTCTTAGACACCTTAGAAATGTTGGGAAGCTCTAGTTTAAGCCCTGTGTAAGGGCATATACCATTTTGAGCTTCCCAAACTTCTTTTAAATCTTGGAGAGTTAAATGATTTATAAATTTGCTATTCAACTTAGCTCTTTTATTAATTCTTGTTATAAACTCTCTGAAACCAGTAAACTCATCACGCCTATTTGAAGCATGTATAGATATATCATATGCTTGTGGCGTTTTTGATTTATTTTTATTATAGTAAGATGTGCCACACGACCGAGAGCAGAAATTTAATCTGCCTTTTTTCGTCTGGTATTTGTGTTGCGATAGTTTTTGTGTATAGGTTGTATTGCAGTTAGTGCATTGTAGTCTTATAGTACTCATCGTGTATTTATGTATAAATATGCGATTGTTTACTAAAACACAATCTCTCCGACTCCACTATTTGCAAAATTTGCAATTTATTATTACTCTGTTGCAAGTTATGTAAAAGTTCTGTATAGTTATATAAGAGTAATAACAATTTAAAAACCAAAACAAAATGAAAAACTTAATGTTTGCATTCGTTGCTGCGTTAGTAATGGTAAGTTGTTCAGGTAATGGTGAGGCTACCGCAAACGAATCTGTTGATTCAACTGCAGTTGCTACTCCATCTGCTTGTGCTGATACATGTGCAATGTATCTTGATACAACTGTTATACCAGCTACTACTGCTGTAACTACAGAATCAGTCGTAAAATAATCAACATATATTTACGCGCGTGAGATTGGGCCGGATACAAGGTATTCGGCCTTTCTTTTATTGCCTTTGTGTACTATTTATAGAAAACACAATCTATGGCAAAATCAAAGGTACAAAAAGAATCTACATTTCGAGAAAAACCAAAAGTAACTCGTGCTGGAGTACATGCTAAAACAAAACAAAGTAAAAATAAAAATAGCAAAAACTACAGTAAACCTTACGCTGGTCAGGGTAGATAATCTATAAAATCGTTCTTTCACTGTTGATTATCTGGAAAAAAATCCGGATATTGAGCACATAAAGTGCTTAAATGTTTAACAATTAAAAAAGAGAATTATGATTACAGTTACAATTTTAGTAGCAAGTTTATTAGCAAATGGAGTATTTGCTTATTATGTATTTGATTACAAGAATCAAGCTAAAGATGCTCAAATTAAATTTGAATCTACTAAGACTTTTGCCGATGAAGCAGGTCAAAAGATTATTAAGTTAGAACAAGAGAAGCAAAATCTTGCTAACCAAGTTACCTTATTAAAAGCTACCGCGGATTTGAGCAAGAAGCCAATCCAAAACGGACAGCCTAATAGCAATCAACAAAAAGCAAAAAAGCCTTTTAAGAAAAGAGGCAACCAAAATCCTAACGGTCAAAAACCAAATAACTAAAAAGGACTATGAGATGTTTTGAGAAATTAGTACAATCACGTTTCTTGCAAAATGTCTCTCGGGAATTGAGCATGGCTCGACAAACCATACAAGGTAAAAAGAGCCATGCTCAACTTACGTTCTTTTTTGAAAGAGGTTTAAGAAAACGCGTTTATGACGATTTTGTGTATTACTTTTATGTTCGTGAAGAAATAACAAACTCATTAAAAGATTGGAATCATCCCGATACCATATTCTTTTTTGAAGCTGATCAATATCTTTTTGCGTACACTAAAAACAAATCACAAATAAAAGACGCTATCAATTACAACTACAATCAAACTGGCGAAATGGCTTTTTACACTGGCAAAATGTTTATAAACGGTAATACCGTATATACTCTACTTGTAGATAGAGACTTTCATTTTGAACCAATTAGCCCAAACTAGTTGACAATCAATTATTTTTTTCCTATTTTAAAGATACTTAGATATAAAGTTATATCATGTCAAAGTCTATTGAATGCATGCAATGCGGAGATCTGGTTAAGGTGCCAGAGTACACGGAAGCAACTAAATGCTGGAGGTGCGTTATTGAAGATATGCAAAGGGATGGAACTATCGATGAGGGACTTCCTACCAAAAAATCTAAGCAAACAACTGCACAAGGATATCCTAAAGGTTGGAGATTCATGAAAGAGTTTGTACATGCTGATGGTACTGTGTACTATCGAGGTGTAGAACAACCCACACTAAAAGGCACTAAGCAAGCAACACAAATTGCGATCAAGCCTAAAAAGAGTAAAGCACAAAAGAAAGAAGAAAGAGATGCTTTACTAGCTGAATATGGAAAGCTTAAAAAAGCTTTTCAAAAAGAAACACGCAAGACATATAAAAAGAAATTAGAATCTAAACTTAAACGGTTACAAAAACAAATATAATATGAATTTTACAGCAGAACAGTTACAAGAAAATTACACTAAGTTTTTATCTTATATTGACAAATATATCACTGGCGATCGTAAAGAGCAGCTTACAAAGTTTTATACAGATCATATGGAACGTATAATGCTAATGCCAGCTGCAAGTATAGATCATCATCACAACACCTTTCCAGGAGGTTATGTAGATCACGTAATGCGAGTTATGGATTGTGCTCTTAAACTTAAACAGTTATGGGCTGACACTGGTGCTTATATAAACTACACCGATGAGGAGCTTATATTTGCAGCAATGAATCATGACTTAGGTAAAATAGGTACTGAAGAAGCTGAGCAATATCAGCCTAACGATTCAGAATGGCATAGAAAAAACTTAGGTAAGATTTACAAACACAACCCTGTTAATCCATTCATGACTGTACCTGATCGTAGTTTGTTTTTATTACAAGCTCGTGGTATTAAGATAAGCTTTAATGAGTATTTAGGAATCAAACTACATGATGGTTTATACGAAGATGCAAACAAGCCTTATTATATTTCACATGCAAAAGAATCCAAGTTACGTACTAACTTACCAGTAATACTACATCATGCTGATCATATGGCAGCTCGTATAGAGTTTGAAATGTGGGACAGAAATGAAGGATCTCAAGGTAAGGAAGTGGTGCAAACTAAACGCAAACCAAACATTCCAAGCTCTATGACATCAGATCAACAAAAAGATTTGATGAATACATTTAACCAATTGTTTAAATAATATGATAATAGCTATTATTATACTCTCACTAGCTGTGGGGGTTCTAGGATATTTGTTGTATATTAACTTTAGAAAGGCCGAGATCGCAGAAGGGTATTGTGAAGCTTACGTACGATTTATCTCCGCTCTTTATTTTAAATTCTCTGACACAAGAGATAAAATGAAAGAGGTAGATCGTTTAGGAGCTTTCCGAGCCGATGATGAGGTCGGAAGCATATTTAAAGAACTAGATGGATCAATAGACGATTTATATGATTTTATTACAAGATATGTCAACAAAACCGAAGAAAACAAGGAAACCAAAAACTAAACGAATGTACTTCGGTCCGGAAGTTGACCTAAGCATTATTAAGTATAATTCAACAGATGATACCCTACAAAGGAGTATCATCTATCAAAATGAAATAAAACCAGCTTTTGAAAAGCTTGTGGAAAATATTATCCACACTTTCAAGTTTTATTACACTGATGGACAAACAATCGAGCAAGTACAACACGAAGTTGTAAGCTTCTTAGTTGAAAAGCTACCACGCTTTAATAAAGATAACGGTAAAGCATTTAGCTATTTTTCTATTGTTGCTAAAAACTACTGCATCCTAAAAAACAAAAACAATTACAAAAAGCTTACCTCACACGATCGCATCGATCTGTCTGTAGATTCAAACCTTGAGGATGTAGTAGATTTACAAGAAGAGCAACCAACCTTAGTAGATTTTCTTGATAGATTTGTAATGTATTGGGATGAGAATTTAGAAACAACTTTTCCTAAAAAGGCGGATAAGGTACTAGCAGCTGCTGTAATTGAACTGTTTAGAAAAAGAGAAAAGATTGAGCTCTTTAATAAAAAAGCTCTATACATTTACATTCGTGAGATGTCTGACGCCAATACTCAGCAAATAACTAAAATGGTTAAAGTAATTCGTGATAAGTATAAAGTAATGTATAGCGATTATATCACTCACGGCTTTATTCCTAAAAACAAAATTTATTAATGCTTATTGTTACTTCCAAAGAGCAACTACAACATTTCTTAGAGGAAGAAATAAAATGCTGGGAAACTGTAGGAGGTGGTCCAAATTTAAACGCGTTTGACTTTGATCCCAAGATTACAGATCCTCAAGTGCTCAAGCAATTAGGATATTACGATAATAGAGAGTCCTGGTTAGCTGGTGCAAGAATAAAATCTCTACGTGCTTATATACAAGCACTAAATACTCTTCCTGAATATAGAGGAAAATAATTTTAAGTCACGCTATTTATTACAAAGATAGTCACATGGACAAAGACAGTATATTATTTGATGATAAGTCCTTTAGTGATCTTTTGCGTGATGTATACAACAATACCAAGAAAAAAGAAACTCAAATCAACACGCTTATAGATCAGTTAAAACCTTTAATCAGAAACATGACTGATGCTTCTTTAATGGTTCCTTTAATAAAGGAGTATTTAGAGATTTCAGTAAAGAATGATGATAACTTAGTAAGGTTAACAGCAATCATTCAAAGGTTATTAGTAGTTAATGCTAAAACCAACACAGGCGATGAGATGGGTCTCTCAGAAGCTGAAAAGGAGCAGTTACTTAAAGAAGCACAAGATTTAATTGATCAAAGCAAGTAATGGCTAGTTCGGTTTATCAAGGGTTAAATAACGTCCTACAAGCTAATAGTAGTGGCATTTCAACCGCTATACCAGAAACTCTTATATTTCCTGCGCAGGTGTTAGATGTTGTATTAAGTGAATCTGATGCTTTTTACGAATCACCTAGGGATATTGGATTAATTCGCTTTCGAAATCTTATTCGAGACAATATGCGAGTTGAGGATGAAATACTCAACTTTGCGTATCCAATAGACAGAGCAATGATACGGTATCCATATCCAGGTGAGCAGGTTATTATTACACAAGCTTTTGGAGAACCGTATCTTACTCCAAATAAAACTCCAAAAGAAGTACCTATAAGACCTATATATTTCTACTCTAATGTTGTTGCCTTATCCCACAACATAAGCTACAACGTCAATCCTGAGCTAACTACAGATCCAAAAATATCAACTGGTCCGCTCCAGAGTTTAATAAGCTCCCTAAGCCCACCAGATCCTAATATATTCTATACGCGTTTTGATCGTCGAGCAGTAGACATTAGTTCTGTAAAAAGTCTTGAAGGAAGTGTTAAAGTCTATCCCCAACTAAAGCCATACGAAGGAGATGTAGTGTTGCAAGGACGTTTTGGAAATAGTATACGTTTTGGATCCACAAGCGCTAAGACGGAAACTCCATGGTCTAAAGGAGAAGTCCGTCCAGGCAGTTCTGGTGATGGGATTATGATTTTGCGTGTAGATGACCAGTTTGTATCTGAAGAAAAGGATATGCTTACTGGAGAGGATATAAGCACAGATGCAGCATCTATATACCTCACGACCACTCAGAAAGTAGATCTTATACTTGGTGGTTCAAAAGAATTAAAAACTTGGCAAGCAACTTACAAGATAGGTCCCATCACAACAGCAGCAGACTCAAGCTCATTATACCAAGCAGCTCACGATATTCTAGATTCAGAACCATATACTCCATCCCCATTAGAAACACTTGATCAAGAGCCACCACAACCAGGCTTTGCTACAGGAACTGTAGTAATAGAAGTACCACAACTTCCAGCCATCAACTATGCAATGGATGATCTTTCTTTTAAAACATCAATTGCTAGCGAAAAAACAGACTTAGGGGAATTGTTAGGAGTCAAAGGAGGAGTAAACTCATATACAGGAGGCCCTCAGCTGTTACTCAACTCCGATCGTGTTATTGTAAACGCGCGAGAAAATTATTTAATGCTATTCGGCCAAGAGGGTGTAGCAGTCTCTTCGCAAGGAAATGTTAATATTGATGCTGACGATGCAGTCACTGTATTTGGAGAGGATGGTTTGTTTCTAGGTGTGCCAGCAAAGGGAGCTAAAAATCAAGATGGCACTCCGGTTGAGGGTATCACTAAGCAACCTAAAAATAAAGCACAACCAACTATAGATTCAGCTTATGAACCTTTAGTATTAGGAACAAAGCTTGTTAATCTAATTGACGATTTACTTAAGGTGTTGCAAACAGCAACAATACTTACACCAGTTGGTAAAGGTGCTTTTCGGGAAGATGTGCAATACGAACTCGAATCACTGCAAGCTCGATTACCTGAAATGTTAAGCACATTTGCTTATGTTGATGGTATTAGTCACAACTCAGTATTAGCTGAGCCTACCCCACCAGCTACCCTAACAGAACCTCCTACAACATTAACTGGAACTGTAACAATACCATTACCAGAAACAACTAATCAACAAACTAGCACAGTAACTAATCCATTTATAAACAAACCAAAGTATCCAACACAACCATCACACCCAGGATAAATTTTAAAAATGGCAATATCCAATATTAAAGTAGATAAAAATAACTTAGTTCAAACAGGAAATGCTGTATTTGATCCAGAAACACAATTACGATTTCAGCAACTTGTCACAGCATTAAAAAAAGACAAAGCTGTAGACATGACAGCGGAGGATTGCTACTTGTCTGAGTATGAGATAACCGATAGACTAAGACAGTCTGTAAAAGATCCTGATGCTGAGTTAAGTGCAAAGCTTGCTCTTAATAGATCTATGTTAGAAATAGTCGATGCTGCAGAAACATTTCCAAACGAGGATGTTTATCCACAAGTGTACGAAACTTTGCGTCAGTTGCGTGGAGGCGCTTTTAACCCACAAATTTTAGTTCCATTTGACTCAGCTACAGATGGTGGTCTTGTGTACCCATTTCCGAGATATCCAGGCGAAGATCCAAGACAAAGTGGTAGAATTGTTACTGTAGGACCGGAAGGAATACTTAACAATTTTGACGTATGGAGGTGGATTATCAATAATGCTATAAGTTTTGGATTTGTACCGTACGACGATGTTCAACGCAAAGCTTTGTATTTTATTGGATTAGATGAGGTAGTTACGTTTTTAACACAAGCTTTAGATCAGCAGGAGGCTTTAGTTACTATACTGGGTAGATATCAAAGAGATTCAGAGTATGTATCATTACTTTCATCAAAAGTAGCAACAATATCCCAACCCAATCCACCAGAAAAAGTAAAAGAAGTTTTGCAAGAAATAAAAACTAACAAAGCTACACCACCAGCTGCATCTACAACGTTAGGAGCACCAGGAGATATGGAAATGGTTGTAGGCCATCAGGTTAAAGATAATGGTGGTCGCATTCCTGAGATTTGTGTTATTGGGGGGATAACAGTAGTAAAAACAACAGCAATTGCTTTTCTTATAATGCAACAAGCAGCTGCAAAAGAAGGAGTAAGAATCTTAATCAACTCTGGATTTAGACCTGCATTTGGTCCTAACTTTTCAGGACAAACTAGCAAAGGAAAAAAAGTTACGTTTTATACACAAGAAACTCTAAGGCGTGATAAGAGTCGTTGGATAAGCAGTTGGCGAAGTAAATTTGCAAGTGATGAGGATTTTATATTTAAAGCACCAGCACACGCACTAACACCAGCAACAGCACCACCAGGCCATTCAAATCACGGCAATGGTGAAGCTTTAGATTTAAACACAGGTAGTAGAACTGCGTTTAATAAAAAACTAAACGAAGATGTTTTTATTTGGTTGGTAAAAAACTCCTGGAAATACGGCTTTGTGAGAGCTGTTTCTTCAGAGGAATGGCATTTTGAATATTGGCCTGACAAAGCTAAAAAAGGACCATATGCTTTGATAAAAGGAACTAATGCAAATCGTTTTTATTCAGATCTAGGTCTTGATCAGTTAAACATCACATAATGCCATACAGTTTTGAAGCTACATTTACAAAACCATTAATTCTTAAACTAGACAATGGTGAAATAGCCGGTCCAGAAGACTGGGCCAACGCTATTACTAAAGCCTATATAAATACAATCAAGACAGGACTACCTCAAGGAGTACCTCCGACATTACCAGCACCTTCTCAATTAGGAGTTCCATTTGCAATTGGAGCAGGCTCTTTTACCACAGCAGCTTCTCGTGAAAAACTTTTTTATAACACAGTTTACGCTTACTATCTTGCAAAGCAGTTATCCATAGACAAAGCTGCCATTGACAATCTAGTGAAAATGGTAAAAACTCTTATTCTCAAGATAAAAAGCACTCAACGTGATATTCGCACAACTATTGACGAACTAAAAGCGTTATCCGAAGAACTCAAACAAGCACCAGAATTAATTAAAAACATTGTACAAGAAATTCAAGCAGAGGTTAAGCGGATTATTCAAGATCTCAAAGTATCAGTCGATTCCTTATTTAATTCATCTAAAATGCAACTTGGCGAGGCTGACTTTAGTAGAGTTTTTCAAAAAGAGTTAGCGGTATATAATATATTGCAAGAGTTTGATATAACAAATGTAGATAGTGTGCAAACTCTACTTCGATTTATCAGTGAGCAAACTCAAAACCTCGAACAGAGATTGCAAGTAAGCACTCCACAAAACTTATTAAAAAACTATATTACAAACCGCTTAATAACAGCTGCAGAGGAGATACTAAGTCTTGCTGATGGGGTGCTTAATCCGGTAAAAATACTAGACTATATTAGATCTATATCAAAGTCAAAAACTAGACTAAACAAGCTATTAGAAAAGTTAAAAAAATTTGATGCTTTTACAAGACGTATTCAACCAAAGATACGAAGATTAGAACAAAAAAAGCAAGACCTGATAAAAGAACTAAAAGTACTAATACAAACAAAACTAAACGACTTAAAAGATAAGTTGAGTAAAAAAACACTAGAATACACTTCTAAAAAACGTGAATCAAAAAAGATTGCTATATTTACCAAAGCTAAGAAAAAAGTAGACGACTTTAAAAAGAAAAACGAAAAAAAGATTAAAAAAACTAAAACCAACATACAACTGTCGTATGAAGCGTTTAAAGCTGCAACAGCTATTTTTGAAAAAAGTATTAACTTAAAAAAACAATTGGAAAATGAGTTTCAACAAATAAAAAATGATATAGAAGCTTATAAACAATCAATTGTTAAAATAGGTCAAGCTACACAACAAATACCAACAACAGCTGGAAACATTAGTCTAGGTACCGGAACAGTTCCTACAATACAACAAGTAGATCAAGCTATAATAAAGGATAAAGAACTAACCTTACTACGAAACTATCTTAACTCAATCAATCTATCTGCTTTTGCAGAAGTTGCAGCTGGAGTTCTTTTACAAACAAAAACCTCTTTTGATTTATTTAAGCGTTTTTTTGAAAGACGATCTACACGTTGGCCTAAATACCTTAATGAGATTAGTGAGCTAGAAAAGCAAATTCAAAAAATACAAAATACAATAAGAAAACTGCAAGACGAAAACTATAAGCCAAAGCCAGAAAGAATAGTTATTGCGTCTAATAAAAAGCAAAGATCCTTAAAAGATGTTCTAAATGCACTGATAACACGTTTAAGACCTAAAATAAAAAAAATAATCGAAAAGATTAGAGGGTTTATAAAAGAACAAAAAGAAGAGTTAACTACCAAGTTGTTAAAGTTTCGAGAAGATGCAGAAGTATTTGCATTAAGTTTAGTGCCTTTAAACAGTATTGTAGAAGATATAAAAAATAAAAAAGAAGTTATATTGAGCAAGAAGCGACGTGTAGATGATGTGAAGAAAAAAGTTGATCATACTATCAAGCTTGGTAAGGCTTTATATAAAGTTGTTCGAGGTTTTACCTTATTTACTGAGAAAATAACACAAGGAGAGTATAAATTTAGTGCAAACCAGACAAACATTAATTTAATGGTAGATAACCTATACATTATTAGAATGGACCAACAACCTCCAGCAGTTCAAAAAACTTTGATGTTAGAAAAGGTAAAAGTTAAAGATGCATTTAAGGCTTTGTATATAATTGAAAGTTTAGTTTACAGTCTAATTGAGACCTTTAAGGACATAGCAAAAAGCGACTTTAAAAAAGAGTTTAACGAACTAACGCAAAAACTAACACCAGAATCTGTAAAAGCTATAAAAAATTTAATTGAAAATCCTCCACAAACACCTGGAGAAATAAAGCAAGCAATAAATGGAACTGTATTAGCCGCTTTAGATGATATTCAAGTAGTAAACGTACTACTAGCTCTTGAACGAAAGTATCTTCAAAAAAGTAGACAAATTGCTAAACAAACAGTAAGCTTAGCAGAAGAGTTAAAAATTACAAAGTTTTATCCCACTCTTTTAAAAATAAAAAATTGCTTAGAAAAAAATCAATCTTTTATAGTATTAGCTTTAAAGCTTCTCAAAAGAGAGTTAAAAAAATTCACAGCGTTTGTGACTGCAAAGATCAAAGAAGCCTTTGAGGGTATACGAAAAAGATTGCAAGAGTTTCGAGAACGAGTACAAAAGCAACAAGAAGAAAGAGTTAAAATAATAGCCAAAAGAGAGGCAGCAGTAAAGGCAGATGCACTTGCTGCAAGTGTATTGTTTGGTTTAGCAGCTCGTTTATTTTGGACTGGAGCAACGTGGATTGGACCAACTGGATCTAACCATATTACCCTAAACATAGGCCAATTTGTGAAGATAGACGCAGCAGTAGAAGAGGGTGCTTCTGGATTAATAAAGCAAATGGCAAGAGGTTTTGAAAGTCAACTAACCCAGATGTCAGGCCTCGTTATTCCACCACCACCAACTGGTATATTACCAATACCATTTTTTGGCTACAAATAAATTTTTCAACTATTTATTATTAAAACAACATGAAATCCATAGAATTTATTAAAATCTTACGTAAAGTAATTCGCGAAGAGGTGAGGACTGTTGTAAAAGAAGAGCTTAGAGCTTACAAACCCATGTTAATGGAAGCTCAAAAGCCGGTTACAAAAAAGCAAGTCATATCAGTACCACAATCTCAACCAAAATCTAAACCAATGCCTGATTTAGGTATTAAAGGTCCTTTAGCTGATGTATTAAAAGAAACATACGCAGCAATGCAACAAGCACCATCTTCAATCATGGAAGGACATGAAATGTACGAGCAAGCTGAAATGCAAGACTGGCCTGAAATGAACGGAGGCACTTTTACAGCTGAGCAAGCACCAGCAATACCAATGAGATCTCAACCAGCACAAACACAACGCTTTAATGCAGATCCTATGGCAAGTTTGATGAAAGATTACAGTGGGGTAATGAAAGCAGCTGATCAACACGCTCAGGGATATAGACCATAATGGCAGTTGAAATAAGAATAGATCCAATTGATTTTGAACCAAATATAGCTGTTGGTATTGACCTACCTATGATTGGGTCAAAAGGAACTCTTTTTAAACAAAACTATACTACTTTGGATCAAGCATATGCTAATGCCAAAAATTTATTACTAACAAACACTGGAGAACGTATTATGCAGCCTAATTTTGGTTGCAATATACGAAACTTTTTATTCGAAAATATAACAGAAGAGTCAATAGAGATACTGGAGAGTAATATTCGAACTGGGTTTGAGATATGGTTACCTTATATCGGAATTTCTACTCTCAATATTATACCAAGCAACGACACAAACTCATTGTTTATTAGTCTTGAAATATATTTAAAAGGTAATGATATAGATAAACGATCAATTAATTTTGAACTAATTAACACACAATAATGGCTACACAACTTTCTAAAGATGTAAAGTATTTAGGTAGGGATTTTGTATCTCTTAAAAACGGTTTAATAGACTTTGCTAAAACTTATTATCCAAACACTTACAACGATTTTAACGAATCGGATCCAGGTATGATGTTTATTGAAATGGCTGCCTATGTTGGAGATGTTTTAAATTACTATATTGATGCCCAATTTAAAGAGTCACTGATACTACATGCGACTGAAAGAAATAGTATTTTAAGTATTGCTGCAGCAATGGGATATAAACCAAAGCTAAGTGTACCATCTGTTGTAGATTTAGACGTATATCAACTTTTACCACCATCAGGAAGTGGTGCAAACGTTCAGCCAGACCTTCGTTACGCTCTCAGAATACAGCCAGGAATGGTTGCAAAAAGTAGTGTTGGAGGTATTGAGTTTGTGTCTCAGAATACAGTGGATTTTAGCATTAATAACGTGTATGATCCAACAGAGATCTCTGTCTATTCAATAGATAATAACGGAGCTCCAAACTACTACTTAGCTAAGAAGACTACCAAAGCAATTTCTGCAGCTACTCAAACACAAACCTTTGTAATCGGAAGTCCAACAAAGTTTTATAAAATACTCTTAGAAGTAGAAAATTTAATTGGAATACAATCAATAACCGATTCTAATGGAAACACGTGGTATGAAGTTCCATACTTAGCTCAAGATTCTATATTTGAGCAAGTAGAAAATACATCACTTAACGATCCAGATGCAGCAACTTACAGTAGCGAAACTCCATATCTTTTAAAATTAAAACGAGTTCCAAGACGCTTTGTAGCTCGCACTGTTCCAACAGGATTAGAAATCCAATTTGGAGCTGCCATCGTATCTACACCAGATGAGGAGCTTTTACCAACACCAGAAAATATTGGTTTAACTTTACCAACCGGAAAGGACGATACAGATAGCTCTCTAGATCCAGCTTCACCTATTTTTACAACTGCCTATGGTATTGCTCCTTCAAACATAACTTTAACTGTTACTTATCTGGTTGGAGGAGGTATTGCATCTAATGTACCAAGTAATACAATTACACAAATTACCAATCTTCAAGCAAACGGAGTTAACTTACCAACAAGCACACCAACTCTGAATACAACTATTTTAAATTCTGTTGTTGTAAATAATCCAATAGCTGCTTCAGGAGGTCGTAGTGAAGAAACAATCGATGAAATAAGACAAAACACAATAGCACAACTATCTTCCCAAAATAGAGCTGTTACTCGAGAAGATTACATAATTCGAGCATACTCAATGCCAGTTAAATACGGAAGTGTATCCAAAGTATACATAACACCTGATGAACAAAATAACATAGGTACTTCCGAGATTAATGATACTGTTGCAAACCCATTAGCTATGAATATGTATACGCTTGGATACAATAGTAATAAAAACTTTACGATAGTAAATCGCGCTGTAAAAGAAAACTTAAAAACATACCTAAGTCAGTATAGAATGCTGACCGATAGTATTAACATTCGAGATGCATACATAATTAATATTGGTGTTGATTTTGATATTATTTCTCTACCGAGCTTTAATGCTAACGAGGTTTTATTGAAGTGTGTAGAGACGCTCAAATCTTTTTTTAATCCTGATGCTTGGCAAATTAATCAGCCTATAATCCATAGCGATATTTTTAACACACTACTTATGGTTAAAGGTGTTCAAACGGTTTCTAAAATCCAAATAAGCAATCTAAATGATAGCACTTTAGGATACAGTAATGTTGTTTATAGTATTAAAGAGGCAACTCGCAATGGAATAGTATATCCAAGCTTAGATCCAGCTATATTTGAAGTAAAATATCCTAACAATGACATTCGAGGTCGCATAGCAACATATTAAAATGATACTAAGATTTTATCCTAAAAAAGACTCTACATTGTACGAGTACTACCCAGAAAGAAACACAGGGTTAGATGCTATGCTTGAAATTAGCAAAGTTGTTGTAAATAGTTCAAGTTACAACTCTCGAGTTTTAATAGATTTTGATTATTCATCAATATCATCCAGCATTACAGCTTTAGGCTATAATCCTAATTTATTTAATTACAGCTTGAAATTATACGTTTCTGATGCTAACGAAATTCCGACAGATTATTCGCTGTATGCTTATCCAATAAGTGGAAGTTGGAGTATGGGTGTTGGCCGTTATGGTAACTTACCAGAAACAACAGATGGTGTAAGTTGGCAATACAAAAACACAGCTGATGATGCAACAACTGTTTGGAAAACAGGAAGTTTTGCAGCAGGTAGTACAGGATCTTGGGCAACAACAGCTGGTGGTGGAAATTGGTATACAGCCAGTGTAGCTTCACAATCTTTTAGCTACACAACAGCTGATGTGGATATGGATGTTACATCAATTGTTCGTCAAATTCAATCAGGATCTATTTCGTTTAATGGCTTTTTAATTAAAAAAAGCGATACAGATGAAAGCTCTGCTAACCTTTTTACAAGTCTTAAGTTTTTTAGCAAAGATACGCATACAGTTTATTTACCAGTACTTGAAGCAAAATACGACGAAAGTGTAAGTACTGGATCTTTAACTTTAATTAATACTGATGATGATATCAACATTACAGCTGTTAATTTAAAACCTGAGTACAGTGAAGCTTCAACTCCATTAATACGCTTTTCAGCTCGTTATCGCTATCCAGCAGATGCTTTTACAACTTCATCAGTTTATCTAACACGATACAGACTTCCATCAGGAAGCCAGTATTCCATACACAACGCTCAGAGTGATGATATTGTAGTGGGTTTTAGTAACTATACTAAACTAAGCGATGACGCGACTAGCAACTATATAAAATTACACTTAGATAGTTTTCAACCTGAAAAGTACTACAAAATACTGCTTAAAGTTCCTAACTCAGGATCAAGCACAGCTTATCAGGTATATGACGAAAAGTGGATTTTTAAAGTTACTAGAAGCTAATGAGATACCCAAACGGCACATTAATAGGCAATCTAGATGACAATGTATCGGCTACAACATCTAGCAGTTTATCTATATACAAATCGTCAAGTATAGATGAAAATCAAACTACGTACACACTACTGCCTGTTATAATAAATGAACCACCAGTCATCACTAAAACAATAAACGAGGCTTCTAATCCAAGCATACTATCTTACTCTGAATTGTACTACGGATCCAAAAGAGCACTGTACGTTCATCCAGACGGAAACATAAAGATCTTAGCAGGAGAAAGTTTTCAGCTAATAATGGAAGCAGAACAACCTCAGACTTTGAATGTAGAAAACGGTAAACCGGTTATTAAGCCTGCAAATGTTGGTGTAAATTATATATGGAGAAGGGATGGAACCATAGTCTCACCTCAAAATTCATTTGGCTTAGCTTCTCAAGTTGTCATTGAAAACAATATCTTAACTATTAACAGTGTACAACCAGAACATGCAGGAACTTATACATGTGAAGCATTAAACGACGCAGGAACAACAATAAGCGAACCTTTAACTTTAGAAATACTGATTCTTGATTATAATGCTCTTTTCTACACAAATTTAATAAAAAATCCAATAGGTGCAGATGGGGTTTCTGACTGGAATAGCTCTAACAACCTACTTAAAAGTAAACCACTTAGTAGAGTTAATTCGACTGAATTTTTAAAACCCAATAATATTGACATATTTGGCTACACAGTTGATATGATGCATCCACAACCACAACAACTAAGTTCACCGGTACTAAAAGGTCCTGATTATAACGCACTAATGTCTAATCCAAAAGCTAGTTATTTTACTCGCGATTCTTTATTTTTTGAAAAAAAAGGTGGGAGCTTTTTAGTAAAAGCCTATCAAGACATAGATCTAACTGATGTTGAAGGTTTAATTAAAGGTGGTGTACTGGGAGTTCAAGGAGTTAGAGCCGTATTTAGCTGCTATATAGGATCTGCTATTCCACAATACATTCCAACAAGAAACATGCTTATTGAAGACTTTGGTCGTAAGTCAGAGAATTATTATGATTTAAAAAAACCACGACTAAGTCGAGAAAATATATTAAAAGCAGGATCGCCAGCTAACATCAGCGAAACAATAACCGTAACCCTAGAAGAATTTGATCATGGTAGCCAAATTGCATCTACAGTGTTAGACGAAAACAGCTATCGAACAACAACAGTACAACAAGTCCAATTTACAGATCCGTGGAAAAAAAGATTACCAAAATACAATAATCCCGACTATAGAGAACTGTTGTTATCAGTAACAGATGAGTTGTTTTTACAAAACGGATTACCTGTCTTTACTTACGGCCAGTATGTAGAGTTTAATAAAGTTGTATTAGAAAAATTAAATAAACAGACAAATAAAATTAGAATTACTATGTCCTTTTTTACAGATGACCCACGAATGTATGAGTTGTGGAAAGAGGGTATAGATCAATCACCAATTGTTTTTGAAACAATACAATATCAAGCACCATCAATAGATAACCAATTTGCTTTTGGAAATATTGCTCAAGAAACTGTTGAAGGATTGTTGAGAAAAAGACCAGATAATCAAAATAAGCAGCTTAGAGATATTTTACCAGTAGCCAACGATCCACGCGGAATGGTTACTGGCCTAAACCTTGTACTTTTACCTATTTTTGACGATAAGACTAAAATAGATTACTTAGTAAAAAATCTATTTAGGTTTAATGATGCAAGTGATCTTAGCATAACAATTCCATACGTTTAAGGTATTTATATTAGATGAGTAAATCGTTGACAGCTAAGCTGAAACCAGCTCAAGTGAGTTTGAAGGAATATTCAAGCCCTTTTTCGCTACTACCACCAAACGAAGTTTCACCAGAAATTGTTACACAACCGCTTAACAATCTAAACCAAACAACTTGGATTCAGAAGTACGAAAATGGTAAACCTATTTTTCAAACAATACAACCACAAGAAAATAGATTAACCATGTTGCAAGGCACTACTTTTAATATACAAGTGTATGCGACAGATCCTTCAAATTTAGATCCAATAAACCAACGTGATAGATTATCATATAAATGGAAACGCGACGATGCAACGCTGACTAGATTTAGTAAAGGAAGTGGTAGTGTAAAATTTACAATGACTGCCACAGAATGTACGCCAGCCAAATCTGGCATATATCATTGCGAAGTTACCAACAATTTTGGAACAACAAACACAGAAAACATAAACCTCACAATCGTAGATCCAGACAATCATCCAAAACTATATAAAAACCTAATCAACAATGGAGATGGTAGTGGTGGAACAGATGGTTGGGAGACTGAAGGAGAAATACGAACAGAAGCTTTTCAAGAACATTTAGTGTTTGCTAAAAATTTTGCAAGTTTTCGACTTGGCGGTTTGATTACTTTTAAAAAAGATACACAAGAGGCAAACAACGTGCCACCTGAATTTCGTTTTTCTAATGGGAGTCATTATGGTTTATTTTTTCCATATTTTCTAAAACGCTATCAAAAAGACGATACTTTTAAAAACATAAATGCAAAATCAAACGCATCAACTGTTTTAAATCCTGAAGAAAGTTACATCTCTGAAGGTATACTACCACAAATTATAGCTAATGAAGATTATGGAGTACCAAATGCAAAAGTAGCAGGCTTTTTTCCGGGTCCTTTGTGGATGGATCGTTACAATAAAAACACAGACACAAAGGAAATAAACCTAAGTACTGAAATACATAGAAAAAACATTACTTATTTTACTCGAGAAAAATTAAAATTTGCAAACGTAGGTGGAACATCACAAGCATCGTTATCTCAAACAGTTGACATATCAGATTTAGCCGACATGATAGATGGTAACGCTTATGGAATTAAGTACCTTACCTCTCAGTTTTTTGCTTACATTGGTACAGGAATAACGGGATACCAAGTCAAAGCAAAGGTTTCAAAAAATCCCATAGGTCCTTTTTTTGAAAAAACATTTAATTATTACATTGGAGATTCGGAGCAATATGCTAGATTGTTTGCATTTAAAGAAGGGGAATACGTAGATGATGTATATGCAGAGGGTCCAAATGGACCATTTATTTCTTACAAAGAACTAGCTGATAAGTTTAATCCAGAAACATTAACGCAAGGGACTCTCAATGCTAGCGCACAAGCTTTAGAAGCTAAAAAAGTAGAACTTCAAAAACAAAAACAAAATCTTTTAAATTTAAAAGCAGCTCTTCCAGCTTATACAACAGAGATTTTAAATCTTGAAGAAGGACGCCGTAAAGAAAGAAATCAGCTTATAGCTAAAGCAGCTATAGCAGGTGCTGTTCTTGGTCCAATAATTTTTTGGCTTATACCGCTTATACCAACACTTTCTCTAATAATTGTCACAGGCCAATTGCTCGTGGGCATTCCAGGTGTTGCTTTGATACTTGCTCCAATTGCTCGATTGTTTGATTTTCGCGACAGAATAAGAGAAATGGAACAAAAAAAGGCTGAGACAGAAAAAGCTATAATATCACAACCAACAGAGGAACAGTATGATCAATTGATTAACCAAACCTCGACAGATCTTGGTAATATTAAAAAGAAACAATGGTTATTAGATATAGAGCAACAAGCATTTTATAAAGCTCAAATTCAACGATCTTACTTTCTTGAGGATCGATCAAAAATTGAAATTACTCCAATCACAGCAGATACAACAGAAGTTGTATTAGATTTTATTGATCGTAGTGGTGTTGTATTGAAAAAAGAATCTATCAAAGGTCCTTCAAGCTTGGACATATGGGCTGTTAAAGAAAAAGTATTTTTTCCATTAACACTATATCCTTTGTACACTTTTTTAAGACCAAGTAGTTTTGATGCAAACGTAAGCATAAGAGTGCTTGGTCAAAAGTACACGACAACTAATGTACTTCGTCCATTCTTCACACGACAAGAAGTTGGTAGAGGTGTTGGCTTGTTATCAAAGGGTTTAGATAGTTTAGATGGAAATGGAATATTTACAACTATAAACCAGTTTGAAGACAAATCACCTATACAAGATAAAAATGCTCGGTTTTTGTTAAATAAATACGACTTTACAAAATGGGGAGCCGCTTATCCACCTAATAACGGAGACTACTCAATGCCAGGTACAGCAAGGCAGTTTACAGCACAAAATGGAGTAAACGATTATGGCGCAGCTGCCATGTTTGGTGTTGGTCGAAACGTAATAGTACCACCTAGAACAAGATCAATAAGAGTTAGTGTTATATTTCGACACGACTCAATAATACTAGAGGACCCATTACCTGCAATAAAAGGATGGCAAGACTCGGAGATTTACAATAACGATTATGGACAAGAATCTGGAACGAGTAGACGTTTATCAGAATATGGTAATCCAAGATGTGGAATTACTTCTATAAAACTTTTACTTGCAGTGAATAATATTCAAATTGATAACAAGCACGTAACCTATAGCATGCCACCCTCCGCAGATACCGTATTAGGAATGATGTATAAACGATATGCAGATCCAAATGCTTACAATACAGCAGACGCAGCTGACTTTTCATATAAACTTTATCAACCTCAAAACCTACAAGAACCACCAATCGTATCAAGTCCTTTTGAAGTTAGTCCTACACCTCCAACTCCTCCACAAGGATCGGGATCAGGACCTAGTAAAGGAGGCCTACCAACCTTAACCTCTATAATATAATTTCTTTATATTTATATCAAAGTACGTGGCTAAACAAGAATCAATAAATTTACAAACGACAACACCATCCGAACTTCAATCTTTTGGTTTAAGTAAGGGCTCAATCACCTCTAATCCTAAAAGTAAGAATGATTTTGGCTCATCAATATCTTTACCGGTTAGCGAAGTTTTGCCATTTGGTGCTTATAAAAGCTCATTAGTAGATTATCCCAATGATGTAGTCAGGTTAGACATATATAATGCAAATAATCAATATCTTGAAACCACATACCGAGTAGCAAACTACAGCCAGCAAGATTTTACAGTAACAACAAACCCAGAACAAGATTTAAGCTCACTTGGTTATGTGTCTGGAAGATATCGTGTAGAGTATAAATTTCATCGAAACATTTTAGGTGCAGGTGATGCTCATAAAATGCAGATTCAAGAAGTCAGTGCAGATGGATTGGAGATTCGGATTGTACCGAGTTTAGCTACTCAACTTGATAATTATGGTTTTTTAGAAGCATTTCGTGATAGTTTATTTATTAAGACTAAAAGTAGAATTTTAACAAACTTAACTCTTTTTAAAAACGCTACAACCTTTACTCCGGTTTTTGATTATATTCAAGATAGGTTTACTTTTCCAGATGTACCTTATAGTATCATCTTAAAGTTCCCAACACCAATATCTGATACTTTTTTTGTAAATGACTTTGTTTGGTTAGCACAACAAGTTAGTGATGACTTGATTGATAATATCACGTTAACACCACCACGAACTCGAGGTACAACTATTAAAATAGCTGGACCAAATTGGGACGTATTGAGTAAAACTAAAACGGTAGTGTCAACTCCATACAAAGATTGGGATGATATGTTATCATCACAAACTACAACTTCTCAAGACATAGTTAACAAACTACTTAGTGGATCTTTAGTTGAAGGAATTGATTTAAACATCGATTATAAAGAGTTTAAAAACTACATAAACTTTGGTTCAGCTACTGAACGCTTAAATAACTTTAAGTATAAGGCAGAACTAATAGAAAACTATAATGCACGCATTCAGCAACTATCTTCAGCTTTATCAGGACTACCTAGTAGTAGCGTATCATCAAGCCTATATTTTTTAAATAATATAACCGATGCTCAAAATAAAAAAGCTGCATTATTAGGAGCTTTTGATCAATACGAAAAATACCTATACTACGAGTCTAGCAGCTACGTAACTAATAGTTATGGTGAATTTTATCCTACCACTTGGCCAAAGTCAACAAGCATCAAACCATACGCAAACTTTTCATTTACTTCATCTCAAGCACAAGAATGGTTTGACGGAATAATAAAATCAGCAAGCGTATACGATCAAAACAATCTAAACGCTTTATACAAGACCATTCCAGCTCATATTTTAGAAGACGAAGCAAACGACCAGTATGTGTTGTTTGTGAATATGATTGGTCATTATTTTGATCTCATATTTGCTTATATTAAAGAATTAACTAAAATACACAATCGTGATCAATCACTCACCGAAGGATTTAGTAAGCAATTAGTTTATGAATTGTCAAGAAATTTAGGAGTAGATTTTGAAAATGGAGCAACTTTAGAAGAACTTTGGGGCTATACGTTAGGTACAAATGTTTCTGGATCCATAGCTTCGACGTATTACGTAACGACTGAAGACAAAACTAAAGAAATATGGAAACGTATTATTAACAATCTACCTCATTTACTTAAAACAAAAGGAACCGAAAGAGGTGTTCGTGCTTTAATTAACTGTTTTGGTATTCCACAAACAATTTTACGTATTCGCGAGTATGGCGGACCCGAACCGGACTTTGACACAAAAACAGATCTAGTCTAT